GTTCTCCAAGGCCCGTTTCCTCCAAAATGCTTATAAATTTCTGTAAATGTTGCAGGATATGCGCAATCGTATATACTTTCAACCTCAAACATAGTTTGTCCATCTGGTCGTTCTACAAATGTTCCTGCTCCATCAACAATTATAGCACTTGCCTTTTCAAATCCTGATCTATAAAATGCTAGTGCAGCATGACTTCTGTGATGTTGAGCATGATATTTAACAACCTGTGTTTCAGGGTCTTCAATTAATCTTAATTTTCTAGCAAGTGCAGTATATACATCTTGACGGACATAATCGTTTAGAGGTTCGTCTGCGTCTTGCGTATGAGATATTGCAAGATAATCAATCTTATCTGTATAATCTAAAATTTTAATCATACTTGCAAGAGGTCCTCCGTCGTATTTGTAACGGGATAACCTTTCTTCTTCAATTGCAAATACAATTTCGCCGTCTTTTAAAAGACAAACACCTGCATTGTGCCCTCTAGCAATTCCTGCAATGTAGCCTGTTTTTCTCATTATTATTTTCCTAAAGTATCTTTAATTTGTTTTACAATTTTTTTCTTAGTGTCTGAGCTCAGTTTCATTAAGTTTTCATTCTGTCTATCAATCCTAATATCTATTGCAACTCTTAAAGGAGAATATTTTCTTTCACCTATTCCGTTGTCTATAATTTTTAGTGTAGTGCTCTCCGGATAGGAAATGTTTTCAGGAAATGTACTACCTATAACTACTGTGCCAGGTTTTTTAAGAGCGTGAACAACATGTTGTCCTACTGAATCACAACCTAAGAAATAATCCGCAGCATTGATAATTGCAGTCCATTGTAATAAACTTACTTCTTCTGGAAACATTACATTAAGATTTTTATCAGTTGGTATTTTCATACTGCTCATTAGTATGACAGCATAATCTTTATTCAATTCTTCAAGTAAGTCTATAATATCATCTACTTCAAACGACCTGCCGCTTTCATCAACAATTACACCGCCATGTATTGTAGCAGTAGATCCAAATGGTTGAAATATTATAACTTTATCTTTTTTGAAATGTCTTTTTGCTTCTGCTACTAGCTCTTCTCCTGTTGCAATATCTTTTTTTCCTACAAAGAGTTCGTTATATTCTTTTGTTTCTGGAACTGTTTCAGGTGGATAATCATAGTTAATCAACATGTCAAAGGATTGAACTAGATTGGCTCGTTGAGTAAAATACGCATTAAGTTTGTAAGGTTCAGGTGTAATAATTTCTCTATCTTTCAATTTGTCAAAAAGATTAGGATCATTAGCAGGAAAGGTGTTGTTTACTAGTATTTTGCTAGTAAGATATAAATCAATCCAACCTTCTACAATAATAGGTGCTGTTGGATCTATATTTTTTAAATGATATTCTAGTGCTGGAATCGCACAAAGAACGCGACCTGCACCACCGTTAATAAAGAATGCTTTTTTCATTAATATTATAACCTTTGCTAAATGCTGTAGTTATAATATTTATTTTGTAGATTTATACTGAGGTAGTAATGTGAATAGTTTAATTTACACCGTTTGGAAGCATACTAATAGCATCATCATCGTCACTGTTTCTTTCAGAGATCATTGTAACTTTAACATGTTCATCATTAAAGTTTGGATCAGGCGCATCGTCAGGTGCCATTGGAAATCTTACCAAATTTCCAGGAACTCCATCCCACGTTACTGGCATATCTCTTAGTTTTTGTCTATATTCTCGCCATTGAGTTTTTAATGATTCTGGCATATCTTCTGCTAGTTTGCCATCACTGTTAGACAATCTAAGATTTCTTTCACCCCTTAGGAAATCCCAACCATCAACATAGGCTGATCTCTCCATCTTTTTGAATTCTAAAGGCTTTTTATAATCATCGTATAATGCATATTCGTTATAAACTTCACAAATATGTGTAGGATCAGGAATAATAGCGTTTGGTTGATCACTAGGACCAACTGATACTTCGTATACTTTAGGTTCTACAACACCACCCCACAATAAAACAATTTTAATTGTGTTAACATCAGTATCTGCCTTTAATATTTCTCTTCTTAGGTTTAATGGAAGTGGACAATCAGGCTCTTCTTCGTGTGTATGACACTGTTCTAAGTATCCTGTTTCTTTATCAATCCATAGTACGATCTCTGCCGGACCGTCATAATTCATAGTACTAGTTTTACCCAGATCAGTTGTTGATGAATACATAGTATCTGGTAAACTGTAAGTTAGTGTTTTTTGTATATTTGCCATGTTTAATCCTTAACTGTATGTTACTCTTACTAATCCGCCTGCACCGAATGAACCCCAACAAGCACTACTTGAACCAATACCGTGACCTGCTCCGCCACCGCCTGGAAATGCTGCGTGTGATGAACAACAAGCCAAGTTACCTGTACACCAGTGTTTGCCACCTACTCCGTGTGGTGCTGCAAATGGTCCTGAAGGGCCACCCTGCACTGAAAAGTAATCAGCACAACAGTTGTACTGTCTATTCATTGAACCTGCTGTTCCTCTAAATGTCATATCAGCGCCATAACTTGCTTGGTTACAAGCATTTGCTTGCCAACTACTGTTATATAAACCTCTGTTACACTGAACGTTACCAATGTGACAGTTGTAACAGTTTGATGATTTATCCCAAACTGTAGGACCGCCCATACCGCCTGTTACACAAAAATTACTTAATCCTGTACCGTTAACGTAACTTCTACAACCATGACGGTTGTTTACGTTACATCTACAACAACAACTACATGCTGAAGATCCAGCAGCACAAATTGTGTAGTTTGTGCCATCGCTAAAATTGTGTACTGATTTTTGTAGTGTTTTTACAGCGTAGTTTCCGCCCTGTCCACCAATTCCGTTATCATAGTCACCGCCTGATGAGCCACCTGGGCCTCCACCTGATAGTATTTCAAATTTAATTGATGTAGTTCCTGCTGGTACAGACCATTGACAACATCTTCCACCATTACAAGGTGTCCACCAATCGCCGTCATATACATAAAATTCGTAACCTTCGGCAATTTTACATTGATGTTGATTATTGGAATATACTATACCTTTGTCTGATAATTGTACTGGCATTATGCGTCTCCTCGTTTAATCATATCTAATTCTTCTTTTAAACTTTTTATAGATTCTATTAGCAGTGGAATAATTCTTTCATAATTTACAGCAAGATATCCATCTTCTCTTTCTACTACTGCTGATGGAAGAACTTCTTGTACCTCTTGGGCAACAACTCCGTAATCACGTTCTGTTCTTTCTGGGTGCATTTCTTGTGCAATGCTGTTCCAGTTATATTCGTATCCTGAAATCTTTGCAATTTTTTCTAAACTGCCATCAATTTTTTCAAGGTTTTCTTTTAGTCTTTTGTCTGAAGATGCATATGAATATATATCTCCACCTACATACATTGCTCCTGAAACTCCAACACCGCCTGTTACTACTAGTGTTCCAGTAGTTTTACTTGTTGATGCTGTGTTACCACCTAGTGTCATTTTTCCTGTACTTGGCTGGAATGCTAATTTTGTTGTTGATACGTCTGTAACTGTTAAAAACCCTGAAGTTTGTGTTGTGATAACAGGGTAATATGTTGCACTTGCTGCTGTTTCATCAGTGTGTGTTGCACCTGCTGCTTGCCATGATAACACTCCACTACCGTTTGATACTAGAGCATATCCTGATACTGTTGCATCTGCTGCTGGTAAAGTCCATGTAACATCACTTGCAATAGTTGTAGGTGCTTTAAAAGCAACATAGTTTGTATCATCTGAGTCACCAAATCTTAAATCAGATTGTAACCCTAAATGCGTATTTGCTTGTATGTTAACTCTACCAGATCCTTGAGGATCAATAGTAATGTCTAGACCTGGTGCTGCGCTAATAGTAGTATTCGTAATGTTAATTCCACCGAATGCACCACCAACTTCACCTGTTGTTATCTTTCTTGCCATTTAGTTTTCCTCTTAGTTACGACCTATCATTATACAGTTGCTGTCTCAATACCCATTGCTACTGCGCTGATTCCAACGGTAGCAGCATAGATACTAATAATTTTACCTGTGTCTAAAACAAGTCCTGTTCTTTCTAACACACCATTTGCTGC